TTGAGTACGCGGCCAGCTCGTTAAATCGGCCTCAGAGGTACCAGTCACTCTGTATAATAACGACTGTGTATCATAGGTGTGATGGCGGCGGCACCTAAAATCGCCACCGTGCGGCGCCAGTGGGATAATGTTTAAAGCAAAAGTCGCCCCTTAAGACTGGCAAATTTACTTCGGGACAGCATTTGCTGTCCCACTTTTTTATTTGACTTTTAATTAAAATTAATGTATAATTTTTATATAAGAAAGAGAGGTATTAAGAATGAATTTGAATATTTACACAACCGAAATGGCAAAATCAATATGGGATAAAGCTTTTTTTATGGATAAAATTATAGGAGCTAAATGCGTAATTGATTTTGGATGTGCAAATGGCGCAATGACTCGTTATCTTTCTGACCTTCATCCAGATATAACATTTGTAGGATATGATATTTCACATGAATTAATTGATCAAGCCATAATTAATGCACGCTTGTGTCCAAATAATAATCTTTTATATTATTGTGGCATTTGGGATGGATTACAAGATATGGAAGATTATGTTATAAACCATTTTGCACCAGAAGAAATCTGTATTAATTTCTCTTCTGTTCTACATGAAGTATATTCATCAACAGGTGGCATTGAAACAATTAAAGAATTAGTTGATAAACTTAATCCGCGTTATATTACAATTCGTGATATGTATTGTGATGAACATTTGCCTTTTACCAAGCCTACATTTAGTGAAATTTGGGGACCACTTCCCTATCAATGCTGCGTTGAATTTGTGGATAAATTTGGTATGATTACAGATTGGCGTAGTATGACGCATCTTTTAATGAAACTTCAATGGAAAGATAATGGCTGGGAAGAAGAATTAAAAGAAGATTATTATTCTTGGGATATTGATAAGTTTATTAAGGATATTAGTATTGGCGGTGAGTATATCCCTAGCTTTGATTGCCGCTACCAGCTTCCATATCTTGGAGAGAAATGGAAGAAGGAATATGGGTGGTATAATCCTGATATTCATACTCATGCTCAATTTATTCTTAGGAGGGATGATTAATGCCAATTTTGTATATTCTTTGCGGGCCGAGTGGCTGCGGAAAAACTACTTGGGCTAACGATTTTATTAAAGAGCATCATGATATTCGTTATGTATCTCGGGATGAAATTCGTTTTCAGTTGGTAAATCCTGATGAAAGTTATTTTTCACGCGAAAAGGAAGTCTTTCGGCGCTTTGCCAATACTATTCGGCACACTCTTGTAGATGGCTTTGATTGTATTGCCGATGCCACTCATTTGAATGAATTTTCCCGTCGTAAGCTTACACAAGCAATTGACATGTATTTTAAAGACTATGAAATTGTTTATGTCAGTTTTAATGTAAATGTAGATACATGTATTGAACATAATGCTAATCGTGAAGGCAGAGCTAATGTTCCTGAAACTGTAATTCGTAATATGTGCAGAGACTTTCGTACTCCATCTATTGATGAAGATGAGCGTGTAAAGGAGATTATTAATGTATAATATAGAAAAAATTAAAAACGCAGCTATTGCTGCAGATATTTATAATTACCTTAAAACAGCATATTATGGGACAACTCAAGAAGAAATTGATTTTAGAGTAAATTACGGTTCAAATGGCGTAGTGAATAAAGTACTAAATTATATTTATAATAAATATCTAAAAGAACCATTTAGTGAAACAGATAGGAAGTGATTACAGTGAGCGAGATTTTCTTTACCAGCGACACCCACTTTGGGCACCAGCCTGAGTTCCTTTGGAAACCCAGAGGTTTTTCTTCTGTCGAAGAAATGGATGAAGCTATTATTGAAAATTGGAATAAAGTAGTTAAGCCCACAGATATTGTATACCATCTTGGAGATACGATGCTTAACGATAATGTACATGGACTTGAATGTTTCAGGCGGCTAAATGGGCAGATTTTTCTTATTTATGGAAATCATGAAAGCGACGCTAGAAAGAACCTACTTTTCACTGAGCTTCCTGGTAAAATGCTCGGTGGCTGGTATGCCTGGCTTATCAAGTATGGTAAACTTTCTATCTACATGAGCCATTATCCTTCGATTACAAGTAATTATGACCAGAAACATTTTAACCAGCATGTATTGAGCCTTCATGGACATACTCATCAGAGAACTAATTGGCTTGATCCGAAAAATCCTTTCCTCTATCATGTCGGTCTAGATTCTCATAATAATACTCCCGTCCATATTGATGAAGTAATCACAGATATTCGTCAGCGTTGGGATGAAATTGGCCGTCTACCAGTACCAGTTCAGCCACAAGACACCTATCCATATGGAGGGCTTATAAATGAAAATAGAGCGTGAACTTGTTCCTGTTAAAAAATATGAAACCGTTTATGTCGCTCAAGATGGTACTCGCTTTTATAATAGAGCCAGCGCAATTAGGCATGATGCTATAACTTTCGCAGGTACTCGTTGTGTTAAACAAGATAGCATAAAATTGCCAGATAATGAAACTTGGATGAGAGTTTTTAATATTACATGCCAAGAAGATTGGGATTATTTATACTATACAGAATGGGAACAAAATATTTTTTGTGATCAATATACTGGCCCTAGTTGGTATGGCTCTATTAAGCATGAAGGCATTGATGATGCTGATAGTTATGAAATTATAAAAATTGATTCTAACTATTTAAAGAAATATGAAGATTATATTAAAGAACTTAAAGATTTGACTTTATCCAAATCTATGGTATAATAATTATGTTAGAAGATAATAAGTGCTTAATTGGGTCACCATGCAAGCATTGTAATCCTTTAATATGCACATTTTATAAACACTCTTACAGTCGTGTCAACGACCAAGATGAAAAGGAGAATGAAAATGAACGAACTGCTAAAGAATCTAAAGGAACATGAAAATGTAACTTATACTGCTAATGGCGCGAAAGCCTATCATTCTACCATGTCTAAGGTATATGACCTTTTCGCGCAAGGCGGAGCTATGCGTGGTGCATCCGATAGTGATTGCGTTGCTCTATTCGCGGCCGCTTATAAGGAAGATCCTTCCCTGGCCCTAAAATGCCTATTCTGGCTTCGTGATATTCGCGGCGGCCAAGGAGAACGGCGCTTTTTCCGTATTTGTCTGCAATGGCTGGCAATGAACCATAAAGATGAGGCATGTCATCTAATTCCGCTTGTATCTGAATATGGGCGTTATGATGACCTATTCGAGCTATTCAATACTCCATGTGAGTCTGAAATGCTTGGATATATTAAGTATGTAATTGATAAGAATGAAGATCATCTTGTATATAAATGGATGCCTTCTATCAATACATCTTCTAAGAATACACAAGCTCGTGGACGCAAGATTGCTTATGAATTTGGAATGACTGAACGCGAGTATCGTAAGATGCTTTCTGAAGGGCGTAAAGCCTGTAATCTTGTTGAAACTCTAATGAGTCAAAATCGTTGGGATGAAATTGCTTTTAATAAGCTTCCTTCTCGCGCTGGTATTCTGTATTCAAAGGCATTCGCACACAGAGAAGAAACTAAAGAACGCTATGCTGCTTTTATGTCTTCTGATAAGACTAAGGTAAATGCCGGAACTCTATATCCTTATGATGTAGTAAAGAAAGCGCGCGAAGTTATGGGCAATTATTATGGTTGGTATAGCCCTAGGCCTAATGTGTCTCTAAATGATACTAATCGTCTCGCCGCAAACAAGTATTGGGACAATCTAACCGATTATTTCAATGGCGCAACGCTAAATGCACTATGTGTCTGTGATACAAGTAGCAGTATGCTAAGTGGTTATGGCAGTGTAGCTCCTATTGATGTAGCTATTTCTCTATCTCTATATACAGCCGAGCGGGCAAAAGGCCCATTCCATAATCACTTTATTAGCTTTAGCTCGCGGCCGCAGCTTATTGAAGTTGAAGGCGCAGATTTCTGCGATAAAGTATATCGTATTTATCGTCGGAATCTATGTGAAAATACGAATATTGAAGCTACTTTTGATCTAATTCTACAAACTGCTATTAATAATCATCTTTCTCAGGATGATCTACCAGAAACACTAATTGTAGTGAGTGATATGCAGTTTGATTATGGGCGTACAAGTACACGCTATAGCGGAACTACGCTTATGGAAAAGATTGAAAGTAAGTGGAACTCTTATGGATACAAGATGCCAAAGCTTATTTATTGGAATGTTAATGCGTCCGGCGATGGAAATATTCCAATGAAGGATAAAGATGGCATTACATTCGTGAGCGGCGCATCTCCTTCTATTTTTACTCAAATTATGACTGGAAAAACAGGTGTTGATCTTATGTTTGAGGCACTCCTAAGTGAACGCTATAAGCCTGTATATTCCATTATTACATAACCTTTTCTTCCTCTTCATAATGTCAAGCAATTTATTGCTTGACTTTTTTCTTAATTTCATGTATAATTATTATAGTAAGGAGGTAAGAGTATGGAAATTATGCAAGTAGTTAAAATGCATCATGATTTTATTAAAGAATTAGGTTATGAAGTTGTTATGACCGTTTTGATCGGGTCACAAAATTATGCATTAGATAATGATAATAGTGATTATGATACATTTACTTTTATTCTTCCTTCTGAACGCGATTTATATCTTGGAAATGATCCAATAAGTGGAGAATTTGAAGTATACGATGGTAAATGTGTGTATAAAGATATTCGGCTTGCTCTTAACTTACTTAAAAAAACTTCTCCTAATAGTCTTGAATGTTTTGTTAGTAAGTATCATTATTATGAACCAAAATATGCTAACATTTTAACAAAGTATTTAGATAATGAGAATACATTAAATAAAATGCTTCATTGTAATTATGAGCATATGTTATATGCTATGGCCGGCATGGCACATCAACTTACTAAGCGTAATATGTCCGCTGGTAAGCGTTATTCACATGCATTGCGGCTTTATAGTATGAAAGATAGTTTCTTAGATTTCGTTAAAACTGATCAATTACTTAAACTATTACCACGCGATTATCAAGAAGCACTTCATGCAAAGCGTGATACTTTGGAATCACATGATGCATACTATAATAATGGATGTGTAAGTATCGCAAATATTTTAGATAGCTGTCGTGATGAATTTAAAAAGACTCTTATTCAGCACGCAATTGAAGTAGAAGGGTTTAAACTAATTGAAGAAATGCAGCAAGAATTGATGCATTATTATATTAAATATATTTTATAAAAGGAGACATAATGGATCTAAAAATTCACAATGGGATGCGCGTCCTATATAAACACAATGGACAATGGTGCGTTGGGAAACTTACAAATCAAATGCCGCCAAAACTTACTGAAAAGGGATTGTTTGTATTTGTTATTCCTAAAGATTATATGGATGCTGAAGAAGTACCATATTTACATGATGTAGAAATTAATGATTTGTTTCTAGAAGCGATCCCAGTAGAAGATTGGATGGCGCAATATGGCTATCTAATGCCGAAAGAAGAATATATTAAATTCATTCAAAGCGATGAATTTGATAAAAACATTGAGCACGCATATGTATCAGATGGAGAATATTATTACTATAATGTCAATAAATACTCAGAACAATGGTTAAATAAACAGCCATTTGACTATATTGTACGAGAAGAATAATGTGGAATAAAAAAAGAATAGAAGAAAAAGATATCCCTCTAATTATTTCACAAGGAATGGAAATGGTTAAACAGGGTAATGAATTAGTAGAACAAATTCGATGTATATATAAGCTTGAAAATGATAATATAATTTATATGATGTCACTTTTAGATTATATAGATAATCTTCCTCAAAATAAAATTATAGAATTTTGGCTTTGTCAAATGGTTAATTAATAACCATTTGACTTTTTTTTAATTTATGATATAATTTAATAAAAGGAGGGAAGATGATGCCTACTGCAAAAACATATGAAAATTTTCCTTTGGATGGTGAACCTTTTAAAGAAAATGGTCGTATGTATGTTAATATTACCACGCCCAAAGGAATTAAAAAAGTAAGATGGTATTCTGATGCTGAATATCAAAAAATGTATCCAGAAGTTACAGCAATTAATGATTTTAATGCTAATTATGCTTTTGGCTTTAGGGAAGAAGGATTTATTACTTTATATAAAGGCGATGAAGATGCAATTCGTAATTGGGCACAAGCAGAGTGGCCGCCGAAGGCTTGGTATAATACTTTATTTCATTTTTATACTCCAGGCTTTATGCCAATTACTAATCTTCCAAATACTATAACTCCTATTAAATTAACTTGGGATGAAGTTAAATTAAATGAAACACAAATGAAAGATGATAATGAAATAGAAAAATATGTTATGGCACGCATTACTGGTTTGGATCATTTTACAAGTGAGTTTCAGGGAGAAAAAGATACATGGTTGGAAAAAGAAGTTACTATTAGTAAAAATACAAAAAGTGAAAACTATTTTGGTGAAAAGCATACGCATATTATGCATGATGCCGAAGGTAATATATATGTATGGGAAACAGGCGCCAAAAATTTTGAAGTTGGTATGGTTATTAAATTAAAGATGAAAGTAAAAGCGCACAAAGAAATTAATGGAGAGAAATGTACTGTTGTTTGGTACTGTAAAGAAATATGAAACTATTAAATCAACGGTATTTTGGCCTGATTGCTCGATGTAATTTTGGATGCGGAGCATTAATTGGATATGAGCCAAAAGATGTTTCAGATAATCAAACTATTACATGCCCACAATGCGGTGCGCGATTATGGGTACCATTTAATCCAACTTATGATGGCATAATTAAAGAAGAGGAGAAAAAGAAAGATGAAACTGTGGTTTGAAAATCGCTTTGGTGAACAACGAGAAATTGCTATTTGCGCTACTAATGAAGATATATATAAAGCTATTAATGCCTTTATTAATCGGGCTAATGCCGCAAAACCAAAAGGATCTACTCCATTTAAAAGTCATTATATTAGAACTTGGGAGCAAGATGGAAAAACTTGGTATGATGTAGGAAGTCATGCAGAATTCTTTTTTACGACTAATAATTAAAGAGGTTAAGATGATTACTTCTGCTGCAGTTCGTATTTATGATAAACGACAAAATAAAGAAATTATTTTACCTGTACATCGCCATTGTGATGTATTTTATATCCTAAAAGAACTTGGCTATTCTAAAAATGATTTTATAAGTAATCTAAATGACCAAGGTTTTCTTGATGAAAATGGAAATTTTTATAATAGGATTGATGCGAAACTTCACGCTCTTATGTGTAAACAAATTGAACATACTGAATATGCAGAATTATATTCGGAGGATTTATATTAATGAGTAATGAATTTAAAGATTATTTATATGATAAGATATGCGAAGTTGTCCTTGACTCTGGCGCGATGGATAAAATTGAACAAGTTTGCGGCATTTCATACTCTATTCGCAATTATGTTTACGGACGCAAGAATGGGCAGAAAGTGGCCCTAATGGTTTGGTTTGATAATGATACTGGCGAATGGCGAATTGAACATAGGGAGACGGATAAATGAAGAGAATTATCGCTATTATACTTTGTTTTATGTTATGTATTTTACTTGCAGGATGTACTCAAGTAAGTAAATCTGAAAATTCTACTATTCATAGTTATGCTATGATTATAATGCCCAATGGTTCAATTATTGAAGGCGAGTGTATCGCTTTTACTCGTATTTCTAGCGGTTATGCAATGGTAAAAATTGATGGAGTTAAATATTATACTAATGAATGGCGTATTGTGATTTGGGAAAAGTAATATTTGACAATTCTTAAATTTATGATATAATTATTACATAAGAAAAAGAGAAAGGATGATTTAAATGCTGAATAAAAATCAAGAGCGTGAACTTGCCTATGTAGTTTTGATTGATGGCATTGAACCAATCCCCGGCTATGACCGTGTAGAACATGCAATTGTTGGCGGCTGGCGAGTAATCGTTCAGAAAGGTCAATTTAATGTTGGAGACCCTGCTATTTATTTTGAAATTGATTCTCGTGTTCCTTCTGATAAGGAATGTTTTGCTTTCCTTGAGAAGCGTAATTATAAAGTTAAGACCTTGAAGATGTGTAAAACTATTTCTCAAGGCTTGCTTATGCACGCAAGTGATTTTGGATGGACTATTGAAAATAAAATTACTCCGGACGCTTATGGAACTCGCGCAATTGATACTAGCGTTGCAATTATTGATGATGAAGGTCAAATTCATCGCGCAACCGATGAATCCCGCTTCCTGACTAAGAAACTGGGAATAACTTATGCTGATGATGAAGATAACCAGCGTAAAGCCGCACCTGTAGATAAATATAAGAAAATGGCTTCACGCCATCAGAAACTCTTTAAGAAGCCTTTCATTCGCTGGATGATGCATCGTGAATGGGGTCGTAAGGTTATGTTCTTCTTCTTTGGAAAGAAAAAGGATAAGAAAAATGGATGGCCTTCTTGGGTATCTAAAACTGACGAAGAACGCGTGCAGAATATGCCTTGGATTCTTACCAATGATGAAAAGTGGATTGCTACTGAAAAGATTGATGGCACCTCAACTACCTTTACTATGAAGCGTAGCAAGTTTGGTAAGAAAGAACTATATGTATGCTCGCGTAATGTATGCTTTGATAGCATTGAGAAGCCTTGCTTCTACGATAGCAATGTATATTGGGAAATGGCACAAAAGTATGATATTTTCAATGTACTTGCTCAAATGCTTAATGAGCATCCACAGGAAGAGTGGATTACTATTCAGGGCGAAACTTACGGTGCTGGCGTACAGCAGCGTGAATACTCTATTCCTGATCACGATTTTGCCGCTTTCAACCTAATCTTCTCAACTCAGGGAAGAGTTGGAACGAAGCAGATGATTGGTACACTTACTCCTTGTGGAATTCCATGTGTTCCTGTGATTGAAGATGAAATGTATATCAATCAATTTGAAAATGTTGATGCTATTCTTGCATATGCTGAAGGTAATTCACAGCTGGACGGTCAACCACGCGAAGGCATTGTATTCCGTACTCTTGATGGCACCAAGTCTTTTAAGGCGGTGAGCAACAGCTTTTTGCTGAAATATCATGGCTAAGGAGTAAATAATGAAAATTACTTTTGACAGTTTGCCAGATATTATTTGGGGTACGATGTATGGAGAGCATTGTACAGATAAAGATGCTATTATTTTACCTATTAAGAAATCACAGCTTCATAAAACAGTCTCTGATGATAGCGTTATTTATATTTGGGGATGGCCTGGCCCAGATAGTAATATATATAATTATAGTGACTATGGGGAGACTTGGGCCTTTACTCCAGAAGAATTATCTCCTGCTAGAAAATACGAGGATGTATATGGAAAAGGCTGAAGTAATTAAATATCTCAAAATTGAACGCGAATGCATTAGCCGTGATTGTGATCGCAATTGCGGCCAATGCGACTTAGTTCAAGAACAAGAAACACTATTGGACGCATATGATAGCGCAATTTCGCTATTAAGTATAAACCCAGAAGATAAAGATGATAATACTAAATGGAATAAGGAGTGGATTAAGTGATAGAAAAATTACTAGGAAAAATATCGAATGTTAGGTTTGGTTTTATTCCAGATTATCCTTTTCTATTTGGATTAGATTTAACATTTAAATTATCTGATAACACCGTCATAGGTACAGGTGGAAAATATACTGTTAATATATCTGAGGCTTGCAAATGGTCAGAAGAAGAGAAAAATGCTGCATTAATTGATATGATAAATCAAATCATAAAAGTTATGGAAGATGCTAAGATAATTAATATAAGTGATTTAAAAAATAAACCTGTTGAAGTTACTATTGATCGGAATACTTTTAAAGATTTTAGAATTTTAATTGAAGTACTATAAGGAGTGGATAAAATGAGCGAGCATACTAAATACCTAAGATAGTTATATCGTTGTAATCTACTAAAAGCACGAGGAGAAGAAGTAAATCGTGGTATTATTGGAAAGCTAAATAGAAAAATTCGTAAATATGAGGAGAATGTAAAATATGTCTAAATTAATTATTGGAATTATTATTTTAATTGGCGGTTTAATTCTATCAAATATTTTAAAAAATGAGTATGGCGGACGACCATTCGCAATTATTGAACGATTAATTAGTTGTGTTTTAGGTATAGCTTTTATTTGTGCATCATGTATTTCATATGTACCTACTGGCTATACAGGAATTGTAACTACATTTGGTAAAGTCCATAATGAGACACTTGATGCTGGTATTAATTTTCATGCCCCATGGGATACTGTAATTAAGATGGATAATCGTGAACAGCGTGAATCTTTTACACTTGAAGCTTTTTCTAAAGATATTCAGCAAGTCGGGGTTCAAGGTAGTGTAAACTATAATATTGATAAGGTTACCGCAATGAATCTTTATAGGGATGTTGGAGCAGAATATCCTACTATTTTAATTAAGCCTCGTATTCAAGAAGATGTAAAGATTGTAATTGCTAAATATACTGCCGAAAATCTTATTGAAAATCGGCAGGCTATGTCTGATACTATTTTTGAGCTATTAAAGGCAGAACTCGCGCCAAAGGGTATTAATATGATTTCTTTGGCTATTGAAAATGTAGATTTTACAGATGTATTTGAAGCAGCGGTAGAAGCTAAACAGGTCGCTACTCAGGAGAAACAGCGTGCTCAAACTCTACAGGAACAGCAAACTATGGAAGAAGAGCAGAAAGCTGAGCGTGCTCGCATCGCCGCTCAAGCCGAAGCTGATGTAAAGAAAATCGAAGCTGATGCAGAAGCCTATGCTATTCGCGCAAAAGCAGAAGCAGAATCAGAAGCTAATACAAAATTAAATGCTTCTCTTACTTCTGAATTGATTGAATATAATAAAATTCTCAAATGGACTGGTGAACTACCACGCTTCTTTGGTGGAGGAAATACGCTACCAATTCTAAATATGGCCGAGGCTGAATAAGCCTCGGTTTTTTATTTTGACTTTTTTTTAATTTATGATATAATTATAATAGAGGAGGGGAGAGATAATGAAAGATATCCATTGTTTTTCAGATATTCATGGAGTATGGGCTTTATATAAAGCTATTATGGATTATTGTCAGAAACAAGACTCAGAAGGAACAATTTTATTCTTAGGTGACGCTATTGACCGTGGCCCCGATGGTTATAGGATTATGAAAGAATTGCTTAATAATCCACGCGTAATATACTTAATGGGCAATCATGAAGATATGTTTACAAAAGCCGCACGACAAATTAAAGAAATGTTTAATTTTGAAAATGCAGAACGAGCTAAAGTAAAAACTGTACTTTCCGCATGTAAAAATTTTGATTATAAATACGCAGCTATTCAAGATTCACTTTATAATGGCGGTATGCCCACTCTACTAGATTGGGTTATGGACGGAATGCCAATGGATCTAATTGAACGTATTGAAAAATTACCTCATACTTTTAGTTATGAAAATTTGGATTTTTGCCATAGTGGTGGATTATATACTACTTTTAAACGAGTGGCAGATTGTGAATATGATATGTCTCCTATAGATCAATATGATGCAGATGCAATTATTTGGAATAGATCTGCTTTAGATATCGGATGGGCGCCGGATCGTACTGTAATTTTTGGTCACACTCCAGTACCATACTTACCGGATTTTGCTAATGTTAAAGTGGATAAAATCTGTCCAATAAAATATGCTCCAACTACTAATCCTGTATATACTGGAGATAAATTGGATATAGATACTGGTGCAGTATTTACTGGAATTGCTTATGTTTTGAATATTTTAACTATGAAAGCACAAGGGTTTGAATTGAAAGATAATCAGGTTGAAAAAATTGAAGTGATTCAATTTTAATTGAAATACATATTGATGAAGAGAAGGCCATCTATTTTAGATGGCTATTTTTATTGGAGGTGAGAAGATGGGACAAAATTTATTTAAATCTATTGGTAATCTAGCTTATTATCATGGATGGAGTCCAAATTATTTTTATTTTAATTCATTAACTGCAATTTCAAATATTAATACTGCATAGACTGGATTTGGTAGTCCCACCGCTGCAGCAGTCCGAGCAAAATAGGCCATACGAGATGCTGAATCTCACGCCAATTTCAATAATTTATCAGAAGATGATGCGACAACTCAAATGCTATCTCGTTTTTAGAATATTATTACTTTTTTACGAATGGCTTATAATATGGAATTATAGAATGAATAGGCTTTTTTTAAACGTAAATATACTGAATTTAAATCTCAATTTAGTTCAGATGCAGATAAAATTGCTCCATTAACAGAATTGTTAGATATGTTTAAAGACTATAAAGAAGATTCTTTTGATTATGCTAAATTTATTACTTTAATTAATATTATTATGATGGGTTTAGATAAAACTAAAACAATTGCTTTTCATGAACAATAGCATATTAAATCTATTAATAGTCAAATTGAAGAAATGATTAAAAGTAGATAGCAGCAAGTTAGCGGTTTAGCAGATAAGTAGAAAGTAAGTGCAGAAAAAAAAGCTAAAATGATAGAAAACGCTACTCAAAAAGTAAAGAAAAATATTACAGTTGAATACCTTAATAGTGCTAATTTAACTAGTGGTAAATGGCAAAATGGAAAGTTTAAATATCATTTATGGGGAGCAAAAAAATATTTTGGTAATATAGAAAAAACTATAGATTAGGAAGTAGCTAAATGGGTCACAGATACTGTCAATATTGTTATTAATGATAAAAAAATGTTATAGGCATTAGCCACCTATTTATAGACAGCTTATCCTCAAGCTACACAATTTTCTGAATTAGAAGCAGAAATCAAACGAATGATAATTACCTCTATTTAGGAATATGGACTAAGAAATTTAAGTAAAATATTGTCGGCCAATATTACAAAAAAAGCTACAAAAGAAATTGTAAAAGAGATAATTAATGATCCTAATATATTTGATACTATTCATAATTATAGAATTGACGGTTTATATAATAATTATGGACAATTAGGAAAAGTATCTAAATTATTAGAAAATGCTACTACAATTAAAGATTTAGAAGACCCTAAAAATAAAGGCGATGGATTATTCCAAGCAATTTCTGATATAATTGCTTGGTCAAAACAAAAATCTAAATAGGCAACTTTAACAGAAGAATAGACTTTATTATAGCAAGTATTAGAAGCCAGCGGGTCATGGGATAAAATTACTGAATTAGATAATATGATTCATAGACTTTTAACATTGGATGCTGAAATGCGTAAACGATAGAACGCAGTAGACCAATAGTTTACTGATATAGAAACGGCTATTTTAGAAGAAGATGGTATATTTTTAGGAAAAGATGCAGAAGGCTCTTCTGTATATATAACTTTTGAAATTAAAGATGGACAAGTACAAGTTAAAGGAGATATAAAAGAACTAGTTAGTCGTACTAAAGCTTTTTAGGAACTAGGTATAAAACAACTAAATACAAATAAAATTAATAGTATTACTGGCGTATTAAAACGTAAAGCTACAGCCAATTTACGTACTGCTTTAATTAATGGATTAAATGCCACAATGGAAGGAGCTTTACAAAGAAAGTTTGAAGATGAGGGAGTACTATTAAGACAAATTAAATAGGGGCTAGAAAATATGCATATTTCTATAGGTGGCCCAAAATTATCTGAGTTAGCAAGTGCATTAGAATTTCGGCGAGTGGGGAATGATTTAATTGTAGACTGGACCGGTGCAGCAAATGGAAAAAATGACGTTATTACTATTTCTGTAAATACTGATAATGTATCTAAAAATTTAAATTTAGATATGAATACTATTATATCTGATTCTTTAGATCTTAATATAGAAGAATCATTAATAAATGCTCGTAATAATTTTATTAGAGAATGGCATACTAGTGTTACTAAAGCTATTGGACAATTTGGTACAAGTACTGATAGATAGCGTTATAAAAAAATTGCCCAATAGTTTTTAACTATGTCAAGAAAACGATTAGAAAGAGATGAAAAAATCAATACTGCTTATGATGATTTAAAAAAAGCCTGGCTTAAATATAAAAAATATTTATAGGAAACTTTAAATGATGAAACGAAAATAGCCGAACTAGAGAAAAAATTTCTAGACGCATTAAGTGATTCTTTTTATGTTTCTACTACAGTAAAAACATATTAGACATATGTAAATGATATAGGATTTCACGGTGGTAGTCTAGGTGGTAATTTAGATGACTAGCTCGCGCGTATAGCTAGTATTTTTGCTATGGGAGGAATTTCAATTAAAGATGATTTAAAATGGTTACGTTCCGCTATTCTTAACTGTTCTCCTGTAAGTATTGTTAAAGAAAAAAATAAAAATTTAATTGAAGATTATTTAGGAAGCGTCGCTGCTTTAGCATTATTTGATGAAGGTGGTGCAGAAGCAAAAATTGTATCAGCAATTTTAAAGTAGACATAGAATAGCGTTAATAAAATTGCTACTACACCAGATATTTTACATTTATATCGAACTAATACATTGTATGTCCCAGGTTCATATATTTTATAGTAGATATTATTACATCTTGAAAATGACGTTATTCCTAATATACAAAAAATCCCTACGGTTATGAAACGTGGCGCAGGAGTTGTTATTATTAATAAAGCAAACGAGTCTATGATTGGTAATCGTCCAATTCATACGACAGAGCACCCTTCAAAAAGTGTATGGACAATAACAGGCTAGACAGTAGCAGATAGTATTGATATTTAGATTTTATTTTTAGCTGGCTTACTAGATATTGTTAAAGGAATAAATGAATCTTTAGGAAATCTTGAATTCGCTGGATAAAAATATAACCGTAATACGGTTTAAATAAAATTTTCCCAAGGAGGTGATACCAATGGGGTGGATTGTAGATTTTTTTAAAAATTTTAAAAATCGTTATGAAAGCCAAATTATTCGTAATCAAAAAATGGATGAATTCCTTTCTGGCGCGAGAGATAATTGCATAAATATAGAACGCATTAGTCATAATATGAATACCATGCAAAACTCTATTGAAAAAATAGATAATAAAGTAAATAAAATTACAGATGATATTGATCATATTAATGGGCGTTTAGAAGTCATTGGAAAAGGCACTAAAATGGAATTATTTGATACGCTATATAATTGGAAAAAAATTTTAGTCGATGATCGGGGTTGGGCTAGTCCAGCAGAAAAAAAAGAAATAACTCATATTTATGAAGTATACCATGATGAATTAGGTGGTAATGGTCAAGGAGAATTATACTATCAATAGATTATGAAATTACCAGAAGAAAAGATTTGACTTTTTACTTAAATTCATGTATAATTAATTTAAGTAAAAAGGAGGATATTATAATGCAAGAGAAAAGAAGCAAAGCACAAATTTCACAATTAGAGATTTATACAGATGGTTCCTGCAAAAAAATTGGGAACACTATGACATTTGGTGGCTGGAGCTTCATTGCTCTTCGTGGTGGTGAAAGAATCTATGAAGTTGCCGGTAGTGAATATGGGACCACTAATCAGCGTATGGAGTTATTAGCGATACGCAATGCCTTAGAATTTGCACAAAAAAATCGGCACATTAATGAAAGCGTTGTAATTTATAGTGATTCTGCTTATGCAATCAATTGCTACTCTCAAGGATGGTATGTAAATTGGGAAAAAAATGGTTGGACTACTTCTAAAGGAGAAGATGTAGCTAATCAAGATCTTTGGATAGATATTGTTCCTTATTTTGATAATTTTTGGTATCACTTTTCTAAAGTAAAAGGACATGGTAATAATTTTTGGAATAATGAATGTGATAGATTAGCACAATTACAATCACAAACATTAAAAGAAAATTTTAAAGGAGAACAAAATGAATAATGACATATATGAAGTCAGTAGAGATGAATATGCTGGATTTATAGCTTAGTTAAATAAAGATAAATGCACAGTTGAACAGTTATATGAAGATAATAAAACATTATTTAAAATTTTTAGTAAATCAACTGGCACGCATCTTACAACTAGAATTATTTCTGATAACGGACTAGAACATTATTATATTTTTAATATGCCTCTAGATGAAGAAAGGATACCAGCTAAACCAGTATAGAAAATTACTCTAGAGACAAAAGAAGAAGTTTAGGCATTTTTTAATATATTAAATAAACTTTAGGAGAAAAAACATGATTGAAGTATTTAAAGATATTAAAAAAGAAGTTAAACAAGCGGCAGAAACTGCTTGGTTTATTGCTTTAAAACAAAATAATCCAGCTACTGCCGCTACTTTTTTAAATACTGTAACAAATTATTATAATAAAATTCTTTCTAAAGAAGAAAGAGAATATTTACAGTTTTATTTTAATCTTAAAATGATGGAGGAACAAAACAAGTGAATTGTACTTTAGTTCTTAGCGGCAAATCTGGTTGCGGAAAAGATTAGTTTGCTAATTTTATAAAAGAAATATTAACAGCACATAATAAGCGTACTATTGTTATACATTATGCTGATGTATTAAAATTTTTTTTAAAAGAATTTTATAACTGGGATGGACAAAAAGATGCTATAGGGCGATCCTTACTATAGGGAGTAGGAACAGATCAAGTGCGCGCGCATAATCCTGATTACTGGACACATGTCGTAGTTGATTTTCTAAAAGCTATTGAAGATTATAGTGATTTTGATGTCGCTATTATTCCAGATGGAAGGTTTGAAAATGAAATTAACATTGCGCTTTCTACTCTAAATAATTGTTATAGTATTAGAATTGAAAGAACTAATGAAGATGGAACTCCTTGGGTTAATCCAACGCTTACCGAAGATTAGTTAAAGCATCCTAGTGAAACATCTTTAGATATATTCGGATGGGATTATATTATACATAATGATAAAGATTTAGAATAGCTAAAATCAAGTGCTGAAACATTATTAAAAGATTTAAAGTTGATTTAATAAATATAAGGAGAATAATATGTTATTAAGAGAATTAGAGCCAGAAAAGTATTGGAGTTTTCCATCTTCCTATACTCGTGAAAAACGAGAACTAGAACTTAATAATATGATTACTTCAGGTCTTTATAGTTTTCAATTGAAAACTGATGGCAATTATTCAGCTTTTATTTGTGATATGGATGGCGATAAAAGAATTATTAGCCGCGGCATAAGCACTACTACTAAAGAGTATGGCCGTATAGAAGATCGTTTATTCTTTTTTGATGCAGTTGCTTCTGCTTTTGATAAGCCAACACGCATTATGGCAGAAGTATATTATGATACAGGTATTGATAGAAATGTTGGTTCGGTTTTACGCGCAAGTCCAATTAAATCCAAAAGTATTCAAGATGAAAAGTTTTATATGGAAGCAATGAAGACTACTAAATTTTCCGCAAAAGATCGCCGTGATGTTGAAAATAATGAATTTTATAATAAAAAATTAAAATGGCGAATTTTTGACATATGGTATTATGATGGAGAAAGCTTAATGAATACTCCTTGGATTGAGCGTCAAAAATATGTTGAAGCCGCCGCAAAACGCATCAATCATCCTTTAGTTACATATGTTCATTCTTATCCTATGGATGAATCTTTTTATGATAAACTTAATATGATATTCGCGGCAAATGGAGAAGGAGTAGTATGCTATAAAAATTCAAGTTTACCAGAGCCTGGTAAACGCACAGCTCATAAAACATTAAAAGTAAAGCGTGAATTAGAGCATTTAATTGATTGCGTCATTACCGGGATTGAACCAGCTACTATAGATTATACAGGTAAAGATGTAGGAAATTGGCAATATTGGCAAGATACTCGCACTGGAGAAAAAATTATTGGACAATTTTTTGGAGATTACCAAAGTGGCAAATCTATTAAACCTATTAGTAGAGGCGCGTATATGGGATGGCCCGGCGCAATTTATGTAAGCGTATATAATGATAGCCAGCAACTAATACAATTGTGTAAGGTAGCTAATCTTACTGATGATTTTAAAGAAAGTTTAAAAAATAATTTTAATGATTGGTATCTATGCCCCGTAACTATTGGAGGTATGGCTATTAGTGAAGCTACAGGATTAAGTATTCGTCATCCATACTTAAAATCTATCCGTAAAGGCGATTTAAATCCTGAAGATTGTACCCTATCAAAAATTTATAACTAAGCCCTATTTTTATAGGAGCTGAGGAGGAATTATGGATTTAGAAGAATTATTAGCAGATATTTGGGATAAAGTTCATACAACTGAATTAAGTCCGGCTATGTATTAGTATTATAATCAATTATTAAATCATAGGACAATTTTATTAAACGATGATATTACGGAAAATATTATAGAGTATGTATATTTGCCTCTTCGTGATTTTGAACAAGATGAGTCTAATGAACCTGTGACACTTATTCTAAATAGTAGCGGTGGTTCTGTATCAGATGGCTTTTTCCTTGCTCATTATATTTCTCATTACTCTAAACCATTAAATATTATTGTATTAGGATATGCTTGTTCTATGGCTACATTATTACTCGCCGCTGGCGGAAAAAATGAAAATATAATACGTAGTTGTTATCCATGTTCATATTGTCTGATTCATGATGGATATGTAGCTCTTGCTGCAGCAGAAGCAAAAACTGCTAATGATATTATGGCTTTTAATAATGAAGTAGATAAATAGATTTGTTAGTTTTTTTTAGATAATACTAATATTACTAAAGAGGAATATGATACTCATGCTCGTCATCAATGGTTTCTATTCGCAAAAGAAATGAAAGAGAAAAATTTAATGGATACTATTATCGGGCAAGAGGAGTGATATTTATGATAACTCACTGGGCAGATACTTCAGCTATTTTACATTAGCCAGAATTATTAAAAACGCTAGAAACAATAGCAATTAGTACTATTACATTATCTGAATTAGAACATATCAAAACTTCTACAACAGAGCATGATAATATAAAATTCCTCGCTAGAGAAACAATTAGAGAAATATTACTTACTAATAAAGTACAAGTTATTATGAACGATAATAAAAAAATTGATAAGTTATTAAAAAAATATTCTTTTTTAAGTGATATTAATGACCATCGAATTTTATGTTCTGCAGAATTAACTGCAATAGAGCAAGGTAATAGTATTAATTTTTACACTAATGATGCTATACAATATTTATTTGCATAGAAATTACCTCATTTACACGCCATTTGTACATTAAATTATAATATAAAAACTAATATAATGGATGATTGGGCAGGATGGAGTAAATACTGGCCTGATGAAAATGAAATGAATCTTTTATATAGCGATCCTAAAATAAATGTATTAAAAGCAAAAACCAATGAATTTTGTAAAATTTATGAAGGAGCTGACTTAAAAGATGTATTATTTTGGTCAGGAAGTGAGTATCGTCCTTTAAAATATAAAGAATTTTCTTCTCCGACCGGAGAGCGTATAGTGCCTAGAAATATTGAACAAAAAATATATTTAGATATATTACAAAATGATGCTATTCCTATTAAATTATGTATAGGAAGATTTGGGACTGGAAAATCTATGTTTGCTGAAACCTGGGCCGCGCATCAATTACAATATGGAAAATTTGATAAAATTGTCTTTGTTAAAAATAATCTAGAAGTTAAAGGCGCGGGAAAGTTAGGTATTTTACCAGGGGATGAAATTGATAAGTAGTATCCATGGCTGCGTCAAATTGAAGATCATTTAGGGCCTCAACTATTTGAAGAATATTTAAATGAAGGACGCTTAGAACCAGCGCATCTTTCTACATTAAGAGGACGAGATTTAAAAAATTCAATTATTTTAGTAGATGAAGCAGAAAACTTATTAACAACAAATATCTAGCTATTACTCGGTCGAGTCGCATCGGGCAGCTAGATTATTTTTTGTGCTGATATTAAATAGTGTGATTATAAAAATATTGAAATGAGTGGTATTCCACGACTTATAAACAGCCTTGCTGGGAATCCATTATTTGGAATGGTTAAATTAATTAAAACTGAACGCAGCGCCGTTGCGGCAACAGCTGACCTTTTAGATTAATAAATAAGAAGGTGATAAAATGCATATTATAACTAAATAGGGCAATTTAGATAATGTATTAACTTATGAACATATATGTGATACAGCATCTGATATGAATTCAATTGATAAATAGTATATAACACTTGGCTCAGTTTGTATTGTTCTTACTGGCGAAAATGGCAGTATGGAAGTATATATGGCTGATTCAAATCAGTAGTGGCATGATATTATGGTAGCGACTGGCGGCGAAGGTAGCGGCAGTAGTAGCATCGACACTAGTACACTTACGACTCTTCTCGCGCCAATGCGTGTCTCTTCTTTAGAGCCATCTAAACTCCTATCTAGCAACATAATCGAGGCTATTGGTACTCCAACCTATGTAGAAGATATTACACAATATTCCGCCTACGGAATAATAGATACTGGATGGTATGTCTTTAGCCGCATTAGCGCGCCTGAAAGTACCACCGTTAGTGCTTCTACTACTATAACCGGCGCGGATGGATATATACTAACAACTGGCGCGAATTATATTGACATTGCAATTCGCTTTGATGTTGCTGCAACTTCTAAAACTGTTACTATCAATTGGGGTTCAAAAGAAGAAACTTTTATCTTTAAAGCTACAGATTTAGCTATTAACAATTTAGATTATCGTGTTACTTTTTACGTATATGATGTAGATGACTATCTTACTTGGGAATATGGCTTAACTACTGATACAACTTTTGTTGCAGACAAAGCCTATTACACTCTATCTGGCACAGAATATGTCGCAGCAGAGGTTATCGCAGGAGAAGCAATTCCAGAAAATACATATTATAATCATACTAAAGTAATCTTTTAGGGCCTTACGCCTAATATTACATATAAATGTAATACAATTATTGACTGTCCGATGGAGTTCATCTTACCTACTGTAGATAATGATACACACGGTTGTTGGTTTGAGATAAGATGCCGTCATAATGGCTCTTATAGTATGACCTTAACACCACCTGATGATACTGTTAAAATTGCAACTGAGCATACGCAAGCAGAAACTAAAGGTTTAAACATGATAAATTTACACTATACTAATGTATGTGGCGTAAAGCTATGGCGCTTTATGAATACACACTCTACTATTCCAGCATAAGGGGTGATAATTAATGACTTGGGTATATGAAAAACAAAGAGAAGATGGCACTATTGAACATTGCCCTATGAATGATATGGATGGTTCCATTACTGGGAAAATTATTTTAGGCGTTAAACAATGGTTTGATGAAAATCCAGATGAATATAAGGCGCGAGGATGGATTAAACATATTTAGCATACAAATGAGGAAATAAAAGAAATCGTAGGAAATTATAATCCTTAGACGCAATATATTACTACAACACAAAAAATGATTGATGAATATACAATAGAAGATACTTATAGTGTTAGAGATAAAAGTGAAGAAATGTTATTATTTGAAGAACTAGCCAATACTTTAGGAATAGGCAGCAGTATTTTTAACTGGGAGGTTTAACAATATGATACGAGAAATAAATATGATGGCGCATATTTAGGCTGAAAAAGAAAAAGAGATTGAGCGCAAACTAGAAGGTAATTCATTAGATTTAAATGAAGAAAGTAATGCTCTCGCCGCAGGTAAGCGTTTTACGTTCGATATTATTGATACTCCAGTTGACCCGCTACGATAAGGGGGAATGTAAATGTTTAATATTACACCTGTAGTTTCTTCACATCCCTCTGATTGCGGTGCAACATGTTTAAAAATGTTATTGTCTTATTATAATATTGAGGCAGACTTAGCTACTTTAATTGAAGAGTGTAATACTACTTTGATAGGATGTAGTGCAAAAGATATAAATACAGCTGGAAGAAAATATGGACTTAATATGAAGGCATTTAAAATGGATGCTGAAGAAGTTGTGCGGCAAGACCGTCCCAGTGTCATATGGTGGAAGCATAACCACTTTGTTATATGTTGCGGTCGAGATTCAAATGATAAAATAGTTGTTATTAATCCAGATTTGGGACAATATCGTATGACATTTGGCACGTTTAAAAGTCTATATTCTAATATAGCTTTATATAATGGTGACCCTGAAGATATAATAGAATCAGCTGATGCTTCATCAGAAGATTATATTGAAGCACTTCAAATGTTGGGGGTGGAAGTATGACACGAGAAGAACTTATCACTGCAGTTCGTTCACGAATTGCATAGATGAATACTATACTTACTACTCTTACAGATGAAACTGCATTAGAGAGTGCAGTACTTTTCCCTGTATGGCATCAGGGTGAGACCTATGAAATGGGCGCACGAATGCGATATAATGATAAATTATATCGTGTAGTACAAACACATACTTCTCAACTTGGCTGGGAGCCAGATATTACTCCTGCATTATTTACTGAAATTACTATGCCAGGTACTATTGCTGAATGGAAGCAGCCTACAGGTGCACAAGACGCTTATAATACAGGAGATAAAGTAATGTATAATAATCAAATTTGGGAGTCAACCGTGGATAATAATGTGTGGCAACCCGGAGTATATGGATGGATAGTTATTTAATTTAAGGGCGCGAAAGCGCCCATTTTTTTATTTGACTTTTTTTCAAACTCATGATATAATAAAGAAAAAAGTTATAGGAGGAATTTATATGTCCGAACAACATACAATTTATGACGATATGATTGATGAGTACTTCAATCGTCATCCAGATGCAGGACTCGCTTGGTGGATGCTGCCACTAAAAGAGCAGCCCGAAGGTTTTAAGCTAGAGATGTATGATATTCTATGGGATTTAACACATAAGGAGAATAAAGATGAATAAAGAACCTCTTGGATATTTGGGTGGAGATAGTTATGATAAAACAATAGCATAATTCTATTATTATACGCGAAGCTACAATAGAAGATATTTTACAATATAAACGTGGTAAAAAAGAAGTTAATCCAAAAGATTATTATTTATGTCAATGTGATTGCGGAAATTATTGGTGTCCATCTAAATTAAATTATAGAAAAGGAAAGTCTACTAGTTGTGGAAAACATTCTAATGATGATAGAATAATAAATGAAATCGGTAATATATATGGAGAATTAACTGTTATAAGCGAAGCGCCCACTCCAAATAAAAACACTGACCATCATAAATATTGGCTTTGTTTATGTTCATGCGGCAACACAACCGTTGTCGCAGGAAGGGATTTAAGAGCAGGAAAAGTTAATAGCTGCGGATGTATTAGGTCAAAAGGTATGTTAAAAATAACAAACATATTATCTGATAATAACATTCAATTTATTTCAGAATATAAGTTCCCAGATTTTCTTACAGATAAATTATCTCCATATAGATTTGATTGGGGCATCATAAAAAATCATAAATTATTCTGTTTATTAGAGTATGACGGTGAACAACATTTCGATAAAACAAATACTTGGTATAGAGAAGGAATAGATGAAATTAAAAATGAATATTGTAAAACTTATAATATTCCGCTATATCGTATTTCCTATAAAGAATATAATCAATTAAATATTGATTATATAAAAAATCTTATACATTATGAGGAGAAATAATATGGAACAGAAAAGACCTTTAGGTTATCTCGCGGGTGGAATTATGACGCACGGAGAAAATCTTGCGCGCCAAGAAGAATATGATAAGTTCAAGGCCGCCGGAATTCCGGGTGAAGTATATAGCCCTGTTCAAAATAAGTCAATTAATGATAAGTCTAATATGACTGAAGAAGAAAATAATCAACTCGCGGAAAAAATTGTCGCAGCAGATGTTGAAAGATTATGGAATAGTGATTATACTGTTCTATGCCCAGAACAGAGTGCTATTGGCACTATGTGCGAGATGGGAGTATTGTATGGATGGAAGTATATGGTTGATAAATTATGGGATATTGTTGTAAAATGTAAAATAGAAGGGCAACAGAAATACTTTGATCAAGGGCTTCATCAATGGGAAATTGATGAACATATTGAACTAGATCAATGTAAAGCTATTAAGGAAGAACTTATGCGGATTTCTAGACAAAAGAATTACGCTCATTACTTCGATATTCGCACCAATCATCTTAATGAGAAGGATTGGCGCCGCAGTTTCAGTATCAATTAGATGTTATATGGAATGATTTTATACGCTACGGAAGATCATATGCTGCATAATTCATTTGATGAAATTTTGCCCCTACTACAAAAAGAATATGGCAAGAAAGATGCAGATGAACCAGTATCAGATTGGAGGTAAAATAGAAATGGATAATACAACTTCAACAACAACTAGTACCTCTTATACATATAAATCTCCTTCTAGCTACTAGAGTGAAAAAGGATGGGAATGCCCTCGTTGCGGCCGCATTAATGCTCCGTGGGTAAGGTAGTGTGATTGTTCTAGAAATAATTGGACTATCACTTGTGATGACAATGAGTGGTGGAAAAAATATACAACTTGTACAAGTGATACTTTTAAAATTCATCCTGATGAAATAGTATATACTACACCCCATGTCGGCGGTAGTGATTATTGGGATTCAAACTCAAATTCCTATAAAAATACAACTACATATACCACAAATACAATTCATGATGGAAAACTTAAATATAAGGAGAAATAATTATGCTTTATAATATTAATGACAAACTTCCTGCAAAGCGACTAATAGTTGCAGCACTTCAGCAGGTTGTTGCTTGTTTTGTTGCTACAGTACTAATTCCACAGATTTGTGGAGTGCCTATCGCGCCTGCAATGCTAGGAGCATGTCTAGGTACTCTATGTTATCAATTGGTTACTCGCGGTCAAAGTCCAATGTTTATTAGTTCAAGTGGTGCATTTGTAGCCGCTGTGATCGGCGCGCTCGCACTGGGAACTGCACCTAATTATCTTGCAGTATTTATCGGCGGTGGTATTGTATGTATTGTATATCTTGCCGTTGGGCTTGCCATCAATACATTTGGTACTGCTTGGATAAATAAGCTTTTACCGCCCGTTGTAATTGGCCCAATTGTTGCTGTAATTGGTTTGAATCTCGCAACATTTATTCCTACATACTTCCAAGTCAATGGTGAATATAGTCTAATTGGCTTTGGTCTTGGTATACTAACGCTACTTATTACTGCAATTATTTCACATTATGGAAAAGGATTTATCAAAAATCTGCCATTCCTTATAGCAATTCTAATTGTGTATGGTTTCGCAGCAATTCTTACTGTATGCGGAGTAAAAATTATTGACTTTAGCGTATTTAATAATGTAAAAATTGTACAAGTACCTGATTTTGCCTTTATGCACGCAAGTAATTGGGATTGGGCATGGTTACCACAAATTTTACTTCTATTCCTACCACTATCTCTTGTGACCATTGCTGAGCATACAAGCGACCACAAGGCGTTGAGTGCGGTTATTGGCACCGATTTAACACAAAAGCCAGGCCTTGGCTACACTCTTATTGGTGATGGCATAGCAACTGCTATTGGTACATTTATTGGTGCGATGCCAAATACAAGCTACGGCGAGAGCGTTGGAACTACTGGTTTCAGTAAGATTTGTTCTAAATATGTAATTACACTAGCTGCTATAATTATGGGTATCGCCGCATTCATCGGCCCCTTACAAGCTTTCCTTGTAAGTATTCCTAGTGCTATTTTTGGAGGATGTGCGGCTATTCTCTATGGATATATTACTTTATCAGGTATTCGTACTATTAAAGATAATAATATTGATTTAAATAATAATAAAAATGTTACTATTATCGCGGCTGTTCTTACACTAGGAGTAAGCGGCGCAGTATGTAATTTTGGCATTGTAAGTATTGGAACCACGGCATTAGCAATGATCGTGGGAATTGTCTTGAATCTGATTCTTAAAGATCAAACACCGCCAATACGAGGACTCCGCGCAAAAATTAATTATATTGATGATTAATGTGATATCCCGCCAGAAACGATTACTAAATTAACTAAATAAGATTAGAGGAGTTCAATTTTGAACTCCTCTTATTTGACTTTTCTTAAATTTATGTTATAATTTTTATAGAAAGTGAGGTAGAGTTATGGATATTAAATGTTATATTGGTATTCTTGCTTTTATTATTTTTATATTGATTATTCTTTGTAGTGATTTTAATATAGATAATGATGATAAACCTACTGATTTCTAATATGTAAGAGAGGAGACGATTAAAATCGGGATGGATTGTTATATTTTTGAGGCGCCAAACCATAGAATTTTTAAGGATGAAAATTGGTATTCCTCAGGAATGGTATCAGAACGTATGTATTGGCGTAAGAATTGGGACATGGTAGATAACTGGTCGTTCATGCCCAAAGATTATGAATCTGGTGATTTTATTGAAATTGGAAGCAAGGAACTTGAGGAAATGATTAGGGTTGCTTGTACCTATCGTGATTACTTCGGAACCTATGATACTGTACCTCGATTATGTGAATTGCGCGATGAGGTATTAGAATGGGAACAGAATGAAGTTAAAAATAAAAAACTATTTGTAGAATATGATTGGTAATTTAACGCCTATCATTAAGATAGGCATTTTTATATATTGGAGGTGTGTGCTTTTTGATACAGACTATTATTGATAAATTTAAAAAATATATGGCAGATAATAGCCTGA